TTTGCTTTACCAATGGGAAACCACCCCCATTGATTTAATGGTAGCATAAAACTATGGCAAGCAACACCTTACCTTTGATAACTGATGACCTTATTCAAGGTTTAGATAATCTGTACCCACAACGACACCCTGACTTGTCATTATCTGATAGAGAGATATGGTATAGAGCAGGGCAACGTAGTGTTGTTGACTATCTAATTGAACAACAAAAAAGGCAACGTGAGACTATGCTGAACAACACAACCAAAGGTATTTAATTATGTGCTTCTTCGGTGGTGGTGCTAAAGCTGCACCTGCTCCTAAAAAAGCTGAGTTTGAAGATGCACCTCCTGTTGTAACAGGGAAGCAGACAGGTGTTGATGACCCAAAGGATACAAAGAAAGCAACAGATAAGCTGAGAATGGATAGAAAGAAAAGAGAAGGAACTTATGTTGAACCAACTGCCGATACAAACTTAGAAAGAACTACATCTCTACTTCAAAAAAGTGGTGGTGGTCTTGGAGCAAAAGAAAAAAGTGAAAGAAGTGCTAGACTTAGATCAGGAGTCTCTAGAGGGTCACGACCTCCGTCAAAAGCTCAAAAGATGGCTGCTGCTAGAAAAGCTATGAAAGCAAAAAGGTAACTAATTATGTGTTTCAGAAGTCCTCCACCTCCACCTCCACCACCACCAAGAGAACCAGTAGCACCGCCACCAGAGCCTACTGCTGAAGAAGTTATTTCAGGGCAAAAAAGGTCAACTGCTACAACAAGTCCTGTAACAGGTACACAAAGAAAAGACATTGCTAAGAAAGGTCAAAGGTCTGCTCCAAACACCACAAGAGCAGCAGCTAGAAGGGGTACTGCTTCCTTGAGAATACCTTTATTATCAAATCAAACTGAATCTGGTAACTTAAGAACTCCTCTCTAACACATGGAATATTCCTCTTCGGCTGTAACAGCAGCAGGGTTGTATGAACAACTGGCACAAGAAAGATCAACCTATCTAAGAGAAGGGCAGGAGTCTAGCAAGCTAACACTGCCATATCTTATACCTGAAACTTCAGGTGGTAGCGGTGCGAGAAGAAGTAAGATTAAACAACCTTATCAATCAATCGGAGCAGCAGGTGTGAACAGCCTTGCTGCAAAACTTTTGACAGGTCTTTTTCCTACAAACGTACCTTTCTTTAAGCTTGTGTTAGACATGATAAAGATAGCCCAAGAGGAAGGGGGTAACGAAGCGATAACAGAAATAGATAAAGCGTTACGCAAAGTTGAAGCTGCCTTGATGCGTGAGATTGAAATATCAAATGATAGAGTCGCAATGTTTGAAGCATTGAAACATCTTATTGTGGGTGGAAATGTCTTAATGTACCTAACAAGTGAAGGACTACAAGTATATCCACTAGAAAAGTATGTATGTAAACGTGACCCTAATGGAAATACTTTAGAAATTATTATTAAAGAAACAGTAAATGGCAAAGCACTGCCACTTGACTTTGTAGCCAAGCTAGAAGAGAAAGCTAAATATACACAAAATACTTTAGAAGAAGATTTAGATATATATACACACGTTAAAAGAGATGGAGATTTTTTTAACTGGCATCAAGAATGTAAAGGAGAAAGGATACCTAACACAGAAGGTAGAGCAAGAAAAGATATAAGCCCTTTTATAAATCTCAGGTTTACAAGATTAAGTGGAGAAAGTTACGGAAGGGGATACGTTGAAGAGTACCGAGGGGATTTGATTTCTCTTGAAGGATTGATGAAAGCAATAATCGAGAACGCTGCTGCGTCTGCTCGCACAGTTTTTCTTGTAAATCCCAATGGTACAACCAGAGCTAGTACCCTAGCTAAAGCACCTAACGGAGCTATCAGAGAAGGTAATGCACAAGATGTATCTGTCTTACAGGTAGGCAAGGGAGCAGATTTACAGACATCTTTTACAGCAGTACAAAGAATAGAACAAAGATTACAGTATGCTTTCTTGATGGCTAAAGCAGTACAACGTGACGCTGAAAGAGTAACAAGTACAGAGTTAAAGATACTGACACAGGAACTAGAGTCAACACTTGGAGGAATCTACTCTATCCTGAGTTCTGAGTTACAGCTACCCTATTTAAGGAGACGTATGCACCTGTTAGTTAAGTCTGGTAGAGTGCCAGAATTACCACAAGACATAGTAGGTATCTCAATAATCACAGGATTACAAGGACTAGGTAGAGGACAAGATAAAGAGAAACTACTTGAGTTTATTACTACTTTGGCAACAGCTTTAGGTGGAGATGTGATGAGACAATACGTCAATGTTGATGAAGCTATCAAGAGGTTGGCTACCAGTATTGGCATAGAAACTGAAACATTGGTAAAATCAGGAGAACAGATTGCTGCGGAGCAACAGCAACTACAACAACAAGAACTTATTAGAAGTCTTGGTAGTGCTGCTGTAGGCTCGCCTTTACTTGACCCCAAGAAACAGGCTGAAGCAGGTCTTATCTCACAACAAATGGATTCAAATGCCCAACAAGAGCAGTTCGTCTAAAAAGACTACAAAACCAAGAGACAACAATGGGAGATATGTAGCTCCTGAAAAAGCAGTTGTCAGTAGATTAGGTGTAAATGAAGAAGGTACACCTAAATCAAAGAACCAAGGTAAAACTATTACTACTAGACATGGTAGTACAATCACTTATAGTTAAACCAAAAAACTACTATGACATCATCACAAGTACAGGCGAATGAAACGCCCCCAATGTCTTCACAAGATATTGAAAGTCTAAGAGATGAGAATGGACTTATCGCAGGTAAGTTTAAAACTGCTGCCGATATGGTAAACAGCTACAAAGAACTTGAAGGTAAGCTTGGTGCAATAGATCAAACTGCTGAAGAGTCTATAGAGGAAGAAACTCAGACAGAAGAAAGCAATGACTATAACGCTGCTGAAGTTTATGGAGATGGTTTAGCTTCAGTTCTAGAAGAGGTTGGTATAGACCCACAAGTAATCAGTAACACTTTTACAGAAACAGGTAAAATTACAGAAGATGATTACGAGAAACTAGGAGAAGCAGGATTCTCTAAGCAAGTCATTGATACTTACCTAGATGGATTAAGGGGTGCTGCTAACCCTGCTGAAGATATAAAGGAATCACAGTTAGAAGACATTTTATCAGTTACAGGTGGGGAAGAAGGTTATTCAAAACTAAGAGATTGGACACAGAAAAATATGCCTGATGAAACTCTCAAGGCATTTGATAAGATACTTGATACTCAAGACCCTACAATGATTAAGGTTGCAGTACAGGGTTTTGCTGCACAGATGAGAGAAGCAGAAGGTTATGAACCACAACTGATAAATGGTAGAACAGCAACAAGTAATACTAATACATTTAAAACACAGGCAGAACTTACAAAAGCTATGTCTGACCCTAGATATGGTAAAGATCAAGACTATACATTATCTGTATATAAAAGATTAGAAGACTCTAAGGTGGTAGGTAATGGCTAACAAACCAACCAAACCAGAACTTTATGCAAGAATCAAAGCTAGAGTTAAAGCAAGAGTCAAGAAGTGGCCTTCTGCATACGCAAGTGGTCAACTTGTTAGACAATATAAAGCAGCAGGTGGAGGTTACACCAAAGCATGAAACAACTTTCAGACAAACAAAAAAAGTCTTTAGATAAGAATAAAGATGGTAAACTTACTAAAGATGATTTCTTACTGGTTCGCAGATTAAGAAACAAAAATAAAAACAAAAAATGAGTCTTGACAGGTGGTTCAAAGAGAAGTGGGTAGATGTCAAAACAGGTAAACCCTGTGGCCGTAAGAAGGGAGATGGCAGACCTTACCCTGCTTGCAGACCTTCAAAGAGGGTTAGTAGTAAAACTCCTAAGACAACTAAAGAGTTAAGTAATAGAGAAAAACTTAAATTTAAAAGGTCAAAGACTAGCGGAAAAAGAATAAGTTACAATCACAAAAGACGACAAAGAGCAGCATAACTGTTATATTTTATTTAACTACTCTTATCTGTAGTTCATGGCTCCACGCAGAAAATCTTTATCTCTTAGAAAATCTGACAAGAATCCAACAGGAGGATTGTCTGAAAGTGGGAGAAGAAGAATAAACGCTGCTACAGGTTCAAAGTTGCAACGACCTGTCACTAAAAAAAGTGGACTTTCAAAACGTGAAAAAAGTAGAAGAAAATCTTTTTGTGCAAGAATGAAAGGTGTCAAAGGAGCAATGAAAGACAGCAAAGGTAGGCCAACTAGAAAGGCTCTTGCACTACGCAAGTGGCGTTGCTAGGACTCTTAATATACAATCAAATATTAAAGTGCCTGATACGTCAGATAACGCTTTAAGAAAGATAAGTAGAAACGAGTTAGTACAAAAATTATTAACAAACACTTACTAAACAGATGGCTAACGCAACTGTAAGTAGGCTCGGTCTTGTCAATAATACTGGTACAGACTTTGACGCACTTTTTCTTAAAGTTTTCTCAGGCGAGGTGCTAACAAGTTTTGCCCAGAATAATATTTTCAACGAGCAACTACATTCTGTCCGTACTATTGCATCAGGCAAATCGGCCAGTTTTCCCAAAATTGGTACGGCTACTGCTGCCTATCATACGATTGGGACACCCCTAGTAGGGGCGAACCAAATCAAAGCTAATGAGGTTTTGATAAATATTGACGATATGTTAATTGCTCAAGCTGTGGTGGCGCGGCTAGATGAATTGAAGAACCACTATGATGTTCGTGCAACTTATTCTGCTGAATTAGGAAAGGCACTTGCCAAAACATACGATCAAAACGTAGCGAAGGTAATTGCTAATGCGAGTCGTGCGTCAGCTACAATTACTGGCGAAGATGGCGGTCTAGTTTTAACACTACCTTCTGGTAATACAAACTCTGCTGCTGTTACAGGAGATGAACTTGTTGCAGCTATCTATGATATAGCTCAAGAGTTTGACACTCGTGACATTCCAAGCACAGATAGATTCTGTGTGTTGCCACCTGCGGAATTTTATAAGATTCCTGAATCTGCTACCAGAGTTATGAATACAGACTTTAACCCACAGGGTAATGGTTCTGTTGCAGCAGGTACAGTAACACAGGTTGCAGGTATCCCTATCATGATGTCTAACAACGTACCACAATCTAACGTGTCTTCTAATCCTTCAGGTGCTAATAACACTTACTCAGGAGATGACAGCAAGACGCTAGGTTTGGTATTCCATAAATCCGCAGTTGGAACTGTAAAACTACAGGACATGACAACTGAAATCTCAGGTGCGGACTATGGTATCATGTATCAATCAACGCTGATGATTGCGAAGTACGCACTTGGGCATGGAATCCTAAGACCAGAATGTGCAGCAACAATCAAATTGTCTGCTTCATAATCTACCTAAATTCATAAAATAGGGTATTCTATTATTAGATACCCTTTTTTTTTATGCCTTACGGAAAAGGTACTTACGGAAACAAAGTAGGAAGACCTAAAAAAACAAACAAAAAAAAGTCTA